CAACAAGATCTCCAGTAATCAGTAGGGCTTGGTTTATTTTGTAAGCAGGTTCAAATAAACCATACTTCACATTGTTTAACACTTGATTTGCATCTTCATAGTTCATTGTTAGTTCCTTTTAAAACTTCATCTACCAAATTAAAGCGCCTTTTTACGTTTGAACACATTAAGCAAATAGGTTTCCCTAATGTTGACTCAAATATTTCTTGCCTATCTTTTCTCATCCCATTTGATCCATACATTCGGCAAAGAGTATCTACACCAGACCAATGGTGAGCCATTGATTTGTTTTTGTTTGGATTTAATAAATACATTTCTTTAAACATAGTTACTCCTAGGGTGATAAGGGTAATTCTTATCGGCCTTCTCCAGGTCATTTATTGTTTCTACAACACAAATGGCCCCAAGTGCGCATGACGGATTAATTCGCTTATACACATAGGCTAGTATCACCTGAGTTCCTATGTGCTTTAACAGTCGCTTAATCAACGCTGTTCGCATTTTTCTCTGGGGTGAACAGAGTGCGGTGTTTTTTCCTAAGCAGTCCATGCAAACTCACTTCTTTCGTGTAGGGTACGGAAGCGAACGGACCATAAAAAAAGCCACTTACTGCTGCACCTTGGTAACGGATCCCTATTTCTAGGGACAAGATGCATGAGTAAATGGCTTTCAATTGGCTGTCCGTTACGACAACAGTTTGTATTATACAGAAATAATCTGTTTTCTTAACTCTTTCAACTTTCTTTTTACTTCTTCAGGCATTTCTACTGCCATTTTTGATTCTTCTTCTATCTTCTTTAACGCTGGGTCTTTGTATCCCATTGTCACTGTTACTTCCACCTCAGGAATCTCAGCTCCATCCCATCTTTCTTGATTCAAATAAACCAATGGAGCAGGAATAAAAGCACCGTCTGATTTTCGCCACATATCCGTTGTTTTTAACCAAGTGACATGTTTATGGATCTGTCTCCAATGCTTATCCAAGTTCTTTGCTTTCCATTTCTTTTCGCAAATCGACTTAGATGCTTTTCTGGGCGATCTAGGCCAAGCTTGCCAAAACAGCTCAAAACACGTTTTCTCTTCCATCCTTTACCTCGCATTCAAAGTAATCATAAACGGCCTTCCTGCGGGCTATCTGCTCGTCAGAAGTCCACCATTCCCATGCAATAAACGGGTTAGGTTGAGCATTCCACTCCTCCATCCACATTTTCTTAAACTTATTCAATTGCAAGCGAGCAAGGTCCTTCTCACTCGCCATTGTTGGCCTCTCTGAACCACTGGGGTCTAAGTTCCTTTAATTGATAAAGTCTCAAAGGAGGAATCTGCTCATTCTTTTGCCACTTATAAACACAAGATGGAGTCAGTTTCAGAATTTTTGCCACTTCATACAGTGTGGCGTACTGTTTTAGTTGAGTTATTGTCATGGGAGATATGTTACTCCAAAATCTAATAGAGTCAAATACCCTAGTGTTTTGTGTGACTATTGGTTGCAATGACTATATTCCATGATACACTGACCCTGCTTTAACAAAAGGAGATCGAAATGGAAGCAAAAGAAATTGATTGGTCTAGCTTGGTAATCGTGGGTGGTACATGGGTCAATAGCGCAGATGCGTACATTGAATCAGGTCTATACATGGATGGCACTGCAATTGAAGGTGATGTGCTTGAGGAATTAACATACGAATGTGATTTGAGCCAAATGTTATATGAAAGGAATTGAAATGAAATTAAGTGAACTAATCCAGATGCTTGAAGACATGAAAAAGTTAAACAACAAAATCCTCGAAAAGGGTGATGTTCAAAGTTACTTTGATGAAATGCACGCCATTGCAGGACACATGGGCGCATTGACGTTTTACATCAGAAAAGCAAGCGAAAACGTAACTGTGGGAGTAATTGATGACACCCTATAACACTGGCAAAGTAGTGATCGGCAAAGATTACGTTAAACCCTTTGAGCCAGTACGGTTCACCAGGGATGAAGAGATCATTCAAGATCTTTTGTTGGGCAATAGGATTCCTGCTAGTCAACAGGACATGACCGTCTTGTGGGCAGTGGTGATGGCAATCGGAGCATTATTAATTGAGGTATTTAAATGAAAATGAAATTAGCACTCTCAGACTTTGCTGAAAGATACTTTCTAGAAAACGCAACTACACAGTATTGCGCTTATTGCCTTACACCTAAAGCAGGAAGACTCAACTGTTGCGAGGATATCAATTGGATATCTTTCAAGGACCTCGATGACATCACTCAAAGGGCATTGATGGAAGAGGAATATGATCAAGCCTTTGGAGTATCACGATGAGTGTAGCTAACTTACTTAAATTAAACGTCAATGAGCATACAGAAAAGAAAGGTAACCTTACCTATCTATCATGGGCTTGGGCGTGGGCAGAGGCCCTTAAAGCTGATCCTGAGGTGGTCTATGACGTTGCCGTCTTTGATGGCAAGCCCTACATGGATGTCAACGGTACTGCGATGGTGTTTGTGTCTGTCAAGATGTTCAACATCACCAGGACCTGCCAACTGCCCGTGATGGACTTCAGAAACAAAGCCATTCCCAAACCCGATGCCTTTGCCGTCAATACCGCCATCATGCGTTGTATGACCAAGTGTCTGTCGTTGTTTGGCCTTGGACTGTATCTTTACTCTGGAGACGATCTCCCCGAGGACGCACCCAAAACCATCAGCGCCACCAAGGGTGCTTTTGTTGACGATAAACAAGTATCTCAAATGCACGATGTTGCAGACGCCATCAATGAACATTTCTCAAGAGATGACATCATTGGAGCATATGAGGAAGCAATTCAGGTAACTGATTCAGAGGAGAAGACTTACCTCTGGAGTCTATTGGACTCAAAGGTTAGGTCTGCACTTAAAAAACACGGTGAATCAATCAAAGGAAACTAAATGTCATATTCACGCACCCCCACTAAAGAGTTCGATAACACCAACAGAGGATCGTTGTTCAAAAACGACAAGAAAGAAACAGACGGACATCCTGATTACAAAGGTCAGCTCAATGTCAATGGTCAAGACTTTTGGATTTCAGCCTGGCTCAAAACCAGTAAACAAGGAACCAAGTTTATGTCCCTATCTGTTCAACCCAAAGATAGACAAAGTGATCAACCCACACGCAAAGCAACTCATGTAGAAGATGATTCAGATTCGATCCCATTCTGAGGTGTCCCATGTTTAACAACATATTTGGAACAATCCCTAAATTTCTGATCCGCAAAAACGCCCCAGAAACGTCCGTAGTGGCTGGGACTACTGTAGATACCAAGACCCTTGAAGAAATCGTCTATGAGGTCATTAGAAGCCATCCTGAGGGGTGTATTTCCGATGAGGTCTTGGCAGAGCTTAATCACATGCCGTATGGGTCCGTAACAGGACGTTATGCAGCATTAAAGCGCAAGGGTCTGATAGAGACTACCGAGGAGAAAAGACTAGGTAAGGCAGGTAAACCTCAATTTGTAATGAAAGCGGTATAAAAAAAGGGGAGGACATATGAGTTCCTCCCCTAATACCCTCTTTGCAAATCAAGACAGGATGGCAACCGCTTGATTAGTTAATTTTACTCTTTCCTCTAATCCAAACAAGCCCCCATTGATCCTTCGGGTTAACCCTTCCCAATTCTCATTTTCTGCTAAATCATTGCATCCGTGTGTTTTGAAAAACCACCCTGCACTTAAAGCAGCGTACATAGGTGTGGCTACTAACTCAGGATGAGCAACCATATCTTGTTTTATAGACTGACCAAAGTGCCAGTAATTATCGTGTCCAGTTAACTGTATACATCCACGACCGTGGAATCTCCATCCATCTCCACTTTCTTCTTCCCTGTTTCCCATTCTGCCACCGTAAATTCTGTTGGCAATCTTTTGAGGGTTGTGGGCGTAAATGGCAAATTCTTCTGGTTTAAATTTGTGACCAAACAAATTCTGAAGGGTTTCTGGTCTGTAGTTAAGGTTTTCTTCCAGTGTTTTGAAATGGTTGCACTCGTGTGAACACTGTCCCACAAACGCAGCTTGGCGCTTAACATCGTTGATTCCAAACGTGGCAAAGGTTGTGGTCAAAGGTTCCACCCATTCTGGACCAATATTGAGAGCATGTAGTTTTTCAACAGTAATCATAATTGCACCAATATAAGTGTGAGCACCGCAACGATAGCACACATCAAAATAAAGAGAAATCTGTCATTCATGTTAGTGCTGAATGATGCCGTTAGTGATCACCACAGGAGGCGTTGTCAATTTACTTACTGCTGCATTCATGGTGCTCAAATCCATGCTTAAAACACTGTTATATGCTGCGCTTTGAGCTGTTAAAGCGTTGGATACATTTGTCGTATTGGAAGCTGCCATGTTGGTCAGGGCATTGGCTGTTGTTGTGTTTGCGGAGTTCGCCAAAGTTGTCAAGCTGGTTGTAGCGCCATTTGCTACGCTCACAATCCCTGCATTGGAATTAGCTGCCATAGAAGCTTGATTGTTTGAACCAGTATTAGCAATAGAAGCAAACGTACCATTAGTGCTGATAGCAGTCGCTGTAGAATTGTTAGACTGCGTGGTAGCCACTTTAGCGTTTTCATAAATACCAAATCCTTGTACAGCAGTAGGAAGCAGTAAAGATGCCCACTTTAAAGCATCGTCACCAGAGTTTCTAGGTGCATCAATTTTCTGTTCTTGAGCACCACTCATTACACCCATTTGCATAGACATTACGGCTGCCACAGAAGATGCAGGATCTCCTTTTTTAACTACTTCAGCCAAAACAGCATATCTTGCTTTTTCAGCTTCTGCTTTATAACGTGCGATAGTAACTTGGGTTTCTGAATACTTTTGATAATCTGCATTTGCACACGCAGACAAAAGAGTAACGATTGCCAAAGGAATTGCTAATTTAATCATCTACTTTCTCCATTAAGGTTTGCCTTACTTCGTTGTAACTGGCGATACAGGCGTTGAGGGAACGGATGGCTTTGTCTCCGTCTGCGGTGATGGCGATAAGATTTGCAGAAGCCTGTTTGTCAAGTTCGGCTCTTGCGGTTGAATCTCCGTTGGCAGTTCTGGAGGAGTCGGAGGAACATACACTATTGGAGGAGAGGGGGATTGACAAGCGCACAGACCCAGACTGCACGTCAGAAGTGAGCTTGCTAATCTTAACTTGAGCTTCATCATTTGCCTTTCTTAATGCTGATGCCGTGGCATTTACCTTGGCATTTAACTCTTGTTCTTTTTTCCTAGCTTCGTCATTAGCTCTTGCAACTTTTGCCACAGCTTCATCGTAGCATTCTTGATATCCTGCATGGTGACCATAAAAATAAGCTCCTATAACAGCGGTTAATGCCCCCAGAATCATCCAGGGATTGAACATACTAAACATTTGAAGCCCTCGCTTGTGCCATTCTCTCCCTCTCATGGTCAGCCTCTAGCGTTGGAGGCGCTTGAGGAGCAGGTGGTGGAGTCCATCCAGAAGATGGAGCCATCATTACCACAGGAGCAGGAGGAGGTGGAGGGGGCGCTACATAAGCATCTTTTCCACTTTTAACATTGTTCATCATTGCTGTAGCTTCGTTGGTCAACCCCTTGGTCATAATGCCACCAACACCACCCACAATCAGCAAAACAATGTCGTTCAACATCTTAGTATATGCTTGGTCAATAGGAGCCATTGCTTTGATGGGTTGTGTTACAAAAGTAACAGAATACAACAATGCCATGACAATAAATGCCAAAATTAATGTCACTACAATGACAACAAAAGCCCTGACACGGGCTTCTATTTCATCGGCAGACAGGCGTGGCTGGTTGCTGGACAGGAGTGCTACTAACAGATCCTTCAATTTTCTTCTCCAAAACAGGGGCTATAAGATATTCAGGACAGTCCTGGTTGAACTCACAACGGGGTTTTTGACAACGTGCTTCACCAAAATGATCAGGATCCTGACAATAGTACCTGTATCTATCATCACATCCTGCAAAAACTATACATATACAAGAACATATATATAAAAAAATGCGTTTTTTGATCATTTCTCTAACCTTTTCAATGCTTTATCAACCCTAATTAAAGCCGAATTGATCTCAATGTACATCCAAGCCTCTAGGGGCAAAATTAAAAGAATCACAACCATAAAAAAGGCAATCAAAAATTGTGCCATCGAGTCAGACTTAGGATCAACCCCCATGTCCACAGAAGTATCAGCAGAGTAGTTAGAGAAACCGCCACTCGATTGCGGAACTGGTCTGCCTTTTGCTGCCGTAGCCATTGTGCTCTCCTTTTAGCCAGTAACTCCTCTCTTCGTGCCAATGCTTGTTTAGTTGCAATATCGCCAATGGTGTGGTTTACCCTTGTATACAGGTCTTTTAGTTCAATAGGAACGTGATAGACCATATAGTCGGATAGCTCACTGTTTAGCTTTTCCATTTGAAGATTAGCAATTACCAACTTGATGGCAGTCTCTTGACCTTCTTCATCACTTTGGTGAAGTGCTATCTCTTCTTGTTCTTTAACATAATTCTTTAGACCGTTATAGGCTTGAAAGAACTTTGTTAAAGCCTCTGCTACTTGTGTGTAGATCAGATTTTCATCAAACTCAGGAGGTGTTTCCTTCTTCTTTTTCTTTACTGGAGCCACATCCTGTTTGGGTTCAACAACTTCTTTTTTATTAAAGATAGAAGTAAGAAATCCAAATAATCCATTCGCTGTTTTCTTTACTTCCTTGACATCTTTAATTACTCCATCAATCTCTTTTTTGGCATCGACAATGATCTGCCTACCCTCTTTGTACATTTCACAGGAGTCCTTAATAAGCTTAAAGGCTCCTGACGCAAGTGCAACGAGGGTAAACGGGTCAATTTCACTTTCCCTTCATTTGATCGTACATCATGGTTATTGCACCCAATAACCCTGCTAACCAAAGAATAGGCATTGATATTTTTCCGATCCAACGGCAAACAATAATGAAACCTTCTAGATTCTTAGCAATCTCCACAAGAACCTTAGTGTTGCCATCAATTTCGGTGACTTTTTTCTCTACTTCGCATAAGCGTTCGTAGATTTGCTCATGGGTTACTTGTGAAGTTTCCATCATTTGGCATTCCTATAAGGGCTTCCAAGCAATTTAGCTTGACGTTGTGCTTCTAGTATTCTGGGAGGTAAAACAGGCGCTCCTG